AGCGAATCCCTGGACAACCCGACGCATGGCGCAGGAAGGCAAGAAGAGAAGAGCATTGTCGCCGTCAACCAAAGTGTCCCACCGCTGCTCCCCCAGCAAGGACATAGCTCCAGCGACGACAGCCAACATGACAATGGAGTTACCCATACCAGTGTTGAAATCCCCACTTGCGCGACCACCGTCGCGAGAGAATCGCAAGCCACAACCAGTGACCCCGAAGTTACGCAGCTGCTTGTTCAAACACTTCCGAAGACCCCCGTCACCAGGGTACGCGGAAGCGTAGACACAGTGCTCTTGAAGCAGCTGCCAGACGTCCAGATGGGCCTCAAAGGCGCGCCCATCAACCTCCATCACCACGCAGTCAGGCATCTCGGAAAACTTCCGAGCTATCAGCGCTGCCCGCTGCCGAGGTGAAAGACCCTTCGCCACAACCCTGGAGTTTCCGACACCATTGAAAACCGACCGGCGTAGGTTACCCCACAACCAGTGCTCGAACGGCTTCAGCCAAGATGCCAGATGCAGATTGTACCTAGGTGACCTCGGAAAAATCATCCTAGGCTTCGCGACATTCTGCAAATGGCGCTTCTCAGCCTTCAGAAACGCTCTAAGGAGGTAGTCCGACGAGCCCAACGGACCATCCTCCCTCAAAGAGCGTTCTGCCTCAAGGTATCTCCTGCGCAGAGCACCCGTATACGATTGCGCAGTCTCCAGATAGCCCCAACGTGACTCACTATATCGGCTCGCAACCCGCCGGATACGCCTAAACGCATCCAGAACAGGTCCGCGGCGAGCCTCAACTGAGCCGGGTGTGGGACCGAGGGATCGCTTCACAAGGGCGGCGATCTCGTTGTGGTAACACACCCCATGAACCCGGGGGACCCAAACCCCGGGCAGGGGTGCTACGGACGCAGTCCGTAAGACACGACGTTGGCCAGAACAGCCAATAGCGCGCCTGGAGTCCAGCGACGCGCCCGGTCTCAACGGTCCAGGGGGACCGTCGCCAACACAGACACCTCGCAGGCACACCTGGCTGCCCTAGACAACGTCGCCAAAACAGCCGGACACGCCCAACGCCCTGCCTGACTCCAGTGCTGCCTCCTCAGAGGAGCCGACAACACAAGCCAGGACAACAGAGCTCGGCAAACCCGGCGCCAATTGACACGACGAAATGCCAACTGACTGCCCCCAATCAAGGGCACGGTTCCTGAGAACCATGAGGAGTGCCGGATCCCTCTTTCTAAAAAGACAGAGGGACGAAAGGCGTGCAACGAGCTCCGGGTAAACAGTGTGGGAAACACCGTCAACCGTCTCAAGGTGAACAAAAACGTTCACGACCGGAGCCCCCGCTGCATCTAAAGTACGGATTGCTCCTCCCCCGAGGAGCCTGACACCGCTGCGCCAAGCGGTGGAGACCAAGGAGATCTCAGGGGCCGCACGCGAAGAGAAGAGGTCTGGCTTCCACCATCC